CGTTGTTTAAAGATGTGAAAGTTCTTCACAATAAGTGCAATATCTAACGTTTCAAAAGAAACAACATCAGACATGCATGCATACAAAGATGCAATTTTGACAAAAAATGTGGACAAATTTTCCCATAAAGCGTCGTTCAACAGGTCGGAACTATTGGTAAAAAATTTCTCAATAAGTTCACGCCATGAACAACTTGTGTCTTGGGTGAAAGCTACTTCAAAAGCAGTCCTCAACCAGACTAATGCATAATCAGCATACTTTTCTGGAAAATGCCGGGAGAAAAAGCTCGTAAAATTCACAAGCATTGTATCCCATTCTGGGCATTTGTACACATTGTAAAGTGTGGTAAATAGATCTAACATCAATGCCAGAACTGTTTCACCAACAACTTCACGAATGGTTTGGAGGTAGCGTATAATGGCTTGAAGGCCATCAAGGAGCGCGCTACCAGCGCTTTGAACATCATCAATAAATGTTCCAGAATGAGCAAAAGCGATTTTCTTCAACTTTTTACCCTTCCTCTTCAAAGTTTCAAGTGCTTTAACAGCAACTTTGGTGTCTTTTTTGTTTGCGCGTAAATGCGCGAGGTGATCAACCAATCCTTTGTAGCGAACTTCGAAAGATTGTTTATCTTTCATTTTATACTCTTGGTTTGAGTGAGTCTTTTGCGCATACTTGCTGCGCGCAAACTCTTTGTGATCATCAGATCTATCAGCGGCCAAACTGATCTCGTGATTCGTGCTTTGAAGAGCACTGGCAGATCCTCCTAGATTATTATATTCACTGTATAGGGACATTATTATTGAGGAAAACGGATTTTACCGCGATTTGTTATAACGGAACAAACCTAAAAACGTTCAAGACACATGGTCTCAAAGAAAATAAAGCGTAAGCTGTGGAATCAAGCTCCACGGTATTTGACAAACTCAAGAAGTCGTGCGCAATCGTACTAACTTCAAACAAGTTTCTCTTACCTATCAAACCGGGTTTCAAACCGGCTAAAACTTTAATATCAGAGTCTCAATGGACAATAAATACTAACCATACTCCAGGGTATGTACAACTCAAAGGTATATTCAATATTATCGCAACATCATACAGATTCGTGGGTCACACGCAATCTATACGAAGGCTAATCAAACATATCCAAAGATTTATATCAATCCTGACACAATATGTCAATAAAAATTATTCATCGAACCTACAAAGGAGGCTCAATAATATTAGGAAATTTTCAGGCTCGTGACAGTTTCTGTTTCAACGCAAAAGAGCGCTGTACTAAAACTAGTTCGCAGGGGAGTTCGCGCATACATAAATTATCCAGCTTTTAAGCAATAGGACTCATTAGCGGTACACGTGGTTATCTAGTAAACCCCAGATCCGCAGAAAAGATTTCATTCTATCTGCACATATCTCAAACTTGTAAATACCAACGTATTTGTGCACAAGGCACATGACTATTTAAATCTTCCAGCGTCACCCAAAAGATCGAGCCCAATAAAGGGCAAATTCACTGTACTCAGTGAGCGAGATGCGATATCAAAAATCGATCCAAAAAGCTAAAGGCAGTCTGTAAAACAGGTTATGTCTAAAGTTATGGATAAATTCCTATGGCTTATGCCCAATAAAGGGCAGACCATAGTTTAGATATCGGTCAAAAAGTGGTTCATAGATAAGAACCAAAGGTTACCACACCTTCGATAATCCTCCGAAGAGGTGCCCACTTAAGGGCAACATCACTGTTCTCAGTGAGCGAGATATAATATCAAAAATCAATCCACACTACTAAAGGCAGTCCGCAAAGCGGGTTATGTCTAAAGTTGTGAATAAATTCCCATAGCTTATGCCCAATGAAGGGCAGACTATAGTTTAGATATCAGTCAAAAATGGTTCGTAAATAAGAACCAAAGGTTACCAAACCTTTGATAATCCTCAAAAGAGGTGGTTGATTCATATTTAAATCTATTGCTATCACACAAAAAGATCGAGCCCAATTAAGGGCAAATCCACTGTACTCAGTGAGCGAGAACGATATCAAAAGATATCGCTCGAAAAGTGGTTCGTAATAAGATCCAAAGGGTACCAAACCTGTGGAAATCCTCTAAAAGAGGTAGTATCAAGTGGTATATAAAATGTTTGCGACAGTGATCAATCTGTCAAACATTAAATGTAAATGATACTAATTTTCATAGCATGATCGTCAAACTCTCTCGCAAGTGAGAGTTAAGAATTCAGAATAGTGAAAGTGGTACACAAATCCAACTTCATCTTCCATCAACAATAAAGTGAGATAAAAGGTGCCATCGCGTTTCAAACGCGAAGCACCAGTCATCATCGACTTAGTTTGCATTTGAAAAACGAGAGCTAGACTCGTATAAAACGTAGCTATCCAACACAAGGGCCCCCAATAACATCATAAGATGTTAG